TCCAAATAACTATGGTTTGAGTAAGTTAATGTGCGAACAAATCATAGACAAGCAGGTAGAAGTTCATAACAATACTATCACATCATTTAGATACTTCAATGTAGTAGGATCTTATAATGGCTTTGGAGTCCAACATGATACACCACACATTCTAAGTCAGCTAATTAAAGCTCATAAAAACAAATCTATATTTACTATTAATGGTTCAGAATATCAGACTAAAGATGGAACCTGTGTAAGAGATTACGTTCATGTTGTTGATATTTGCAAAGCAATGATATATGCTTATGAAAATATTAATGAACCTGGTCATAGGAAATATAACCTTGGAACAGGAATAGGTCACTCAAACTTAGAAGTAACAATGAGGTTTCAAGCAATGGTAGGTAATGGATTCACTTATCAATTTGGTCCAGATAGAAAAGGAGATCCTAGTTTTCTTGTAGCAGATGGAAGTAAATTTGTAGAGAAAACAGGATTTAAATATACACATTCAAATAGTTTAACAATGATGATTAACGATACACTACAAGCACATGGAGTACAAGTAGATGCCTTTTGAGGAAAATGAAATCAGTGTCAAATCAATGGGTGGCACTGAAATGGTAAAACGTGGATTAGCTGAAAGACTTTCTGAAGGTCTTGCTGATGATTTCCAAATTATTTGTTCTAGAGTAAGAGAGTTAGACGATGATAAGATTAGAGTCTACTGGATCCATGACTTGCCAGAAGATCCAGAGACCAATCATTTAAGCAAACAATCCAGTCGTGATAGGTTTCACAAATTAGTATTTTGTGGTCATTGGCAATATAATCAGTATATTACTAAACTTAAGATTCCTCAGGATGATAAGTGTGTTGTCATTGAAACTCCTATTGATCCAATTCCGTTTGTTGAGAAGCCGAAAGACGAGATCAATCTAATCTATACATCTACTCCTCAACGTGGTCTTGAACTTCTTTATCCTGTATTTGAAAAACTAGCAGAGAAACATAAACACATCAAGCTCCATGTGTTTTCTAGTTTTAAGATCTATGGTTGGGATGAAGCTGATCAACGTTATCAGGAGTTGTTTGATAAATTAAAAAATCATCCTCAAATTGTTTATCATGGATTTGCACCTAATGAGGAAGTAAGAGCTCAACTTCAAAAGTCTCATATCTTTGCATACCCTTCTATTTGGTCAGAATGTAATAGTAGAAGTTTAATTGAAGCAATGAGTGCTGGATTGATGTGTGTACATCCTAATCTTGCAGGATTATCTGATACTTCTGGTGGGTTAACTTTCCAGTATCAATTTGATGAAAATGTTAACAGACACGCTAATAAGTTTTATCATGCACTTGATCATGCTATAGATGTTGTTCAGAATGATGACATGCAAACCTATCTTAGATTTGTCAAAGCATATGCTGATAGTAGATACAATTGGACAAAGATTGTTGGACAATGGGAAGATACATTGAATGCTTTAAAGTTTGGTTATCCTTCTATTGAATCAAGATCGCTTAAAAAGGATGAAGGACCTGTCTTTCACTACATTGTAAAATGATACTTACTAAAACACCGTTTAGAATTAGTTTCTTTGGAGGTGGTAGTGACATTCCAAAGTATTATGAACAATCTGAAGGACTTGTTGTTTCAGCGACGATAGACAAATATCTCTACATTGCAATGAACTTCTCTGAAGTGAAGCACTTTAAGTTAATGTATTCAAAGATAGAGCTTGTACATGATGTTGATAAACTTCAACATGACAGAGCTCGAGAATGCATTAAAAAGTATAAAGATTATTTACCTTTAAGCAAATGTGGAATAGAGATAGGTTCTTACTCTGATATTATATCATCTGGTTCAGGTTTAGGTTCTTCATCGTCATTTACAGTAGGATTGATTAATGCTATTAGATCATATGGATCTGGTCCATTTAGTAAGTATGAATTGGCAGAAGATGCATGTGACATTGAAATCAATAGATGTGGTCATCCAATTGGCAAACAAGATCAGTATGCTGCTGCATTTGGAGGGTTCAATGTTTTTAGCTTTGAGAAAGAAAGAACGATAGCTATTCCTCTTATTATTTCTTTTACTAATACAGTTTTAAAATTAGAAAGAAATCTTTTAGTGATAAACACTAATTTAGTAAGAAACTCTGATGATATCTTATCAGCGCAAGTAAATAATTTAACTACTAAAGAGTATATTAATTATACAGACCACTTAGTTAAAAAAGCAGAGGAAAGTATATCATTGTTTGCTAAGGGTGATCTAGATTCAATTGGAGACTTACTTCATCAGACATGGTTAGTTAAAAAGATGATGACAGATAATGTTACTACTAATTACATTGATTATCTTTATGATATAGGTATTAATGAGGGTGCATTAGGAGGTAAGTTGTTAGGAGCTGGAGGTGGTGGTTACTTGATGTTCTACTTTGATAATTTTGAAAAGAAGATTCATGCTGAAGGTAGATTCCATGAAATGGGTCATAAAGCTCTTCGTTTTAATTTTTCAAACGAAGGAAGTTCAGTGATGGCAAAAAATTGGAGTGCAGTGTGAAGTCTTCTGAATACTTTGTCGACTACATGAAAGAAGTCAAAGAAACTCTTTCAAAAATTAGCTATGAACAAATCAATAAAGCAACAGAACTGATTCATTGGGCAGCTCACAACAACTTTCCAATTTATGTGTTTGGTAATGGAGGATCTGCTTCTTTGACAGAACATTTCTCTTGTGATCACACGAAAGGTGTAAGGCACGATACTAGTCTTAGACCAAATGTAATTAGCTTGTCTTCAAATCTTCCAATGCTGACAGCAATAGCAAATGATTATAGTTATGATCAAGTGTTCTCCAAACAACTCGAGGCATTTAGAGACAATTGTGGATTAGCAATAGGAATATCAGCTAGTGGTAACTCTCGAAATGTTTGTTTGGGATTAAGGAAAGCTGAAGAAAAAGGATTTCAAACTTTAGCTTTTGTAGGATTCGATGGAGGAGCAATTATGGAGTATAATCACGCTAATGATTTCGTTTATGTTCCTTCTCACAATTACGGAGTTGTAGAAGATTGTCACCAGATTGTCATGCACAGCATTGCTCAATATCTCAGAACTGAATACAATAACAACAATAATGAGCTTAAACTATGAAAAATGTCATCATGTTTCCAAAGGAAAAGCTTGACTCTCCTCCTCAATCATTAGATGATATGTTAGAGAAGTTAGAAGATAATCAACGAGAGGCAGTGGAAGAAGCTTTAGATCAAGTAATTCCTGGTCTAATATCCAGCTTAGCAAAGTATAATTTATATATTAGTGATGAAAAAGACTTAGGAATGATAGTTGAAGCAGTTAAGAGTGGAATTTATAGATCTATGAACATCAATCACAACTTACAGGAGATCACTGATCAGTTAATCAGGATTGTTTAACATGCTTATCCTTGACCTCAATCAAATTATGATTTCTAGTATAATTTCACAACTAGGAACCCATACAAACACACCACTTGAAGAAGACCTTGTTCGTCATATGGTCCTTAACACTATCAGATCACTTAAGACTAAGTTCTCTAAGTATGGAGAATTAGTAATTGCATGTGATGATAAACAATATTGGAGAAGAGATTTCTTTCCATACTACAAAGGAAATAGAAAGAAAGACAGAGAGAAATCTGATATTGATTGGTCTAGTTTGTTTAATGTTCTCAATAAGTTAAAAGAAGAACTTAAAGAACATTTTCCTTATAGAGTCATTCAAGTCAAAGGTGGTGAAGCTGATGATGTGATAGCAGTGTTGTGTAAAGAACATGGTGTAATTCTAAATAGTTCTAGAGCAGAGCAGATCATGATTCTCTCTGGTGATAAAGACTTTATTCAACTACAGAAATTTGCAAATGTATCACAATATGATCCTGTTCACAAGAAAGTGATTACTGATAAGGATCCTGCTAATTATCTCTTTGAGTTAGTTCTCAAAGGAGATCGTGGAGATGGAATTCCAAATGTCCTCTCGCCAGATCATTGTCTAGTCGAAGGACTACGTCAAAAGCCCCTTACTGCAAAGAAGATTCAAGAGATCAAGGATAACATAGAGATATCATTTCCTGAACACTATTTGAGGAATAAAAATCTTATTGACTTTCAACACATTCCCGATTACATTGAAGCTAGAGTTTTAGATGAATTCTATCTTCAGAAAAACAAAGATAGATCTAAGTTGTTCAACTATTTTGTTAACAACAAACTTAAAAACTTAATGGAACACATTAGTGAGTTTTAATATGGCTAGAAAATTAGGTATTTCAGAGATTATCAAGTTAGCTTCTGAGCAAAAGACAAAACAAGATAAGATACAAATCCTCCAACAACATAGCAATGAAGCATTGTTAAGGATGTTGAAGTATGCTTTTTGTCCTTCTGTAAAGTTTGTATTACCAGAAGGAACTCCACCATACAAAGAAAATCAATTTGACGATTGTCAACCGATGTTGTATCAAGAGGTTCGTCGAATGTATTTGTTTTTAGAAGGTGGAAATAATGATTTAACTAAACTAAAAAGAGAGCAATTATTTATTGGATTGCTTGAGAGTTTAGATAAAGATGATGCAAAGCTAGTATGTGCAGTAAAGGATAAAAAACTTCCCTATAAAGGGGTCACACCTCAAGTCGTCAAAGACGCATTTCCAGGACTTATACAGGAGAAATAATTCTAACATGAGCAAAAAAGATAATACTCGTAGTCGTGAATACGAAGAAGAATCTAATGGCAAGCACTATTATAAATTTAAACAATCTACAAAGAGTAGGAAGTTATACAGGAACCTAGATACTGTACTGAAGAAAAAGTCTTTGAAAGAACTTGCTGAAATGGATTACGACGATTATCGATAAGGACAATCATGATTAATAAAATACTAGAAGGTGTTGATAAGTCATTAGCGTATAAGTTAATGGGATTACATATCCTGATTATAGCAATAAGCAATTACATCGTTCAATTTAAGTTTGACTTTTACGGACATCCAATTGCTCTTGCTGCATTTACTTTTCCATTGGTAGTGGTTCTAACCGATCTAACTGTTAGAATGTTAGGAAAAGAAACAGGTAGAGCAGTGATTGGTTTAGCGTTTATTCCTGCTATTATAGTTTCTATGGTAGTTGTTAAGTTAGGAGGAGCTCCTGACTCAGTTGCATTTAGAATTGGATTAGGATCTGGTGTAGCATACTTTGTCAGTAACATGTTAGATGTATATGTGTTTCAATACCTCAGAGAGAAGTACTCAACATGGTGGATTGCTCCTGCTCTTAGCTCTATTGTTAGCACGTTCTTAGACACATATGCATTCTTCTTTACTGCATTTGCTTATGGTGCAAATGAGTTTATGGCTGCTAATTGGCATATTGTTGCTACTAACAACTCGATAAGTAAGATATTAATTAGTTTAATTGTTATCCTTCCTGCATATGGATTGCTGTTAAACTATCTTCAAAACAAAATTAATCAAAGAGGTCAACATGTTTAAGTGGCTTAGAGAATTGTTTGTTGGTAAAGATAGTAAGGTAGTTGTTCAACCTCCTCCAGAGTTGGTAACTCCTCAAACTGTTGAGATTGTTCCAGAACCTGTGAAAATAGAACCAAAGACTGTAGTATCAGAGGGTGAACCGTGGCACAAGTTCCCTACATCTCCTCCAGAACCTGAGAAACCAAAGAAATCAAGGGCTAAGAAAACTGACAGTAAAATCACAACAAAGCCTTTACGTGTGAAGAAAAATGCCAACGTATAGTTTTAGGAATAAAGAAACTGGCGAAGAGTTTGATGAGATTATGTCAATCTCTAAACTGGATCAGTATAAGATTGATAACCCTCAATTAGAGCAGTTGCTTGGAACTCCTCCTATTGGTGATCCTGTAAGACTAGGAATGAAAAAACCAGATGATACGTTTAGAGACATTTTGAAACAGATTAAAAAGAATAATGATGGAAAACGTATCAGGTCTACAATTAATACGTGGTGATTTCAAACACGATCTATTTCCAGAGATAAAACTTGAAACTTCTTACGTTGATGGTAAAAGATACTACACTACACCAGAAGGTTCTAAGTATAGATCTGTAACAACTGCTCTCTCTTCTATGGGAGCAGATAAGATTGCACAATGGAGGAAACGTGTAGGAAATGAAGAAGCAACTAGGATTTCCACTCGATCATCAAACAGAGGCACTAAACTCCATAAACTTTGTGAAGATTATGTTCTTGGTAACATATTAGAATTAAATGTTAATCAATTAGTGACATTCAATCCAATCAAGGAATATCTTGAGAAGTATATGGATGTTGTATACGGTGTAGAACTAGGTTTATACAGCAATACCCTTCAATTGGCAGGAAGATGTGACTTAGTAGGACGTTTGCATGGTTTGCCGTGTATAATTGATTTTAAGACAGCTTCTAAACTTAAAAAGGAAGAGTGGATCACAAACTACTTCTTTCAGACGACAGCATATGCTCAGATGGTCACAGAGAGGTATCACACTCTAGTCAAGTGGGTCTGTATCTTAATTGTGACGGACGATGGTGAATTGCAAGTGTTTTATAGGCCAGTCAAGAACTACTATAAGCCTCTTTTACAATTCCTGCAAGACAATCCTGCAGCAGAATACGTAGGTTGACTTATTTTTGGTCTTTGTTTATTATTAGCAAATCAACTGGAGAAACCTATGAATGCTACTAAGATCCTTGAGAAGTTGCAGATCCCTTCTAACCTGACTGTTCATCATGCTATTGCTAAGGCTGGTGAGTTGATTGATTGTACCGTTCATCCTTTGTCTAAGGCTAACAGTATCATCAAGGAGTTTGGTGGTGATCAGACAGAGAATATTGTAGAAGCTCGATTGTTAGCAAAGGCTTTGGTTGAGCAGGCTTTTTATGCTCGAGACAAGTTTGATACAATTAATGTTCTCAATGCTGTCCGTAAGGTTGAGCAAGTTTCTACTAAGATGCCTTACATTTATAGCACATCTGAGGTTGTTGAGCAAGCTGCAAAGCCTAAGACAATCACGACAAAGAACAACGTTGTCCGTGCTTCTAAGTCTAACAATGATAAGAAGTCTCGTGCTCTAGAGATCTTTTCTTCGTTAGAACCTACGTTATCTGCAGCAGAAAAGTCTAAGATCATTGCTGAGAAGCTAGAGATTACGTTTGCTAATGCTTATTATTATGTCACAAGGGTGTTCAAGTAGTTCTTTTCACGCCGTAGATAAAATCTTCAGGAAGAGGGTCACCAAGCCTTAGTTGTTTGTTTTGCCCTGTATAGGGGTTGGTGATCCATTTAAATTTGTATCCTGCTTTTGTTCTAAAACCTGCATACATTAGCTTTTCTGCTGGTGTTCGAACGACTTTACGGCCTTTGTTAGCAGCACTGATTTTTGCTTTCCATTCTTCGCTCATCTTGAACCCCTTCTTTGCCTCGCTAATTT